AAATTCATTGTATATTCCTTCGTAAACTCCAGAATATATTTCTTTATCTACGCATAAATGCTCCGATAAATTCATTGTATATTCCAATCTATTTTATTTTTTAATTTTTCATCTATTTTATTAAATACATTAGAACCAAAAAATCCTCTATTTGCACTTAAAGGTGAAGGATGAACTGCACATATATATCTTTCCTCATCATTGATAAACTTTATTTTTTCTTTAGCAAAATTACCCAATAATAGAAATATACATTCTTTATTTGTTTCAACGATAAATTTAATAACATCATCAGTAAATTCTGTCCAATTTTTCATAAATGAACCTGGTTTTCCTTCAAAAACAGTCAATGAACTATTTAATAAAAATATTTTTTCTTCATTAAACCATCGTGAAATATCACCATGTTCAAATACATAATTTCTATCTGGATAGTTATTACAAATTTCTTTATATATGTTTTTTAATGAAGGTGGTATTGATATTCCTTTTTCTACTGAAAAAGATAAACCATTTGCTTGTTTTGATCCATGGTATGGATCCTGTCCTAATAAAATTACTTTTATATCATTTACATTCATTTCAAACACTCTAAATATTTTATCTTTTGGAGGATAAATATTTGCAGTATTAAAATCATCAATTATTTTTAAATTTTTATTTATCAAATCACAGTGTTTATCAAATATTGGTTTCCAACTGGAATCTATATTCATAATTATTATTTTATTACTAAAAATATATTAGAATAATATTTTTAGTAATAAATAAAAATCAAATTTTTTTGTTATTTATTAATATGATTATAATATTTATATTTTTAATAATATTTTTATGTTTTTATTTATTAAATATTGTTGTAAAAAAAGAATATTATGAAAATTATCAGGGAATTTTAACACCCGATTTTTACAATGAAATTGATAAAAAGAAATACATAATAGATAAAGATAATCGCACAGTTACATATAATGGTAAAACAATCAGTTATAATAAACATTTTAATAGTGATGAATCAATCATTAATGCAAAAAATAAATTTATAACATCTGAACAATTATCTAAATATAACATTCCAATACCATTATATTTAAAAATAGATTTATCATCTAATATTGATGATATTAGAAATAAAATTAAAAATGCAAATATAAGTTATCCAGTTGTTATAAAACCTATAAATGGTACATTTGGTATTGATGTAATGACAGATATTGAAACTAAAGAAGAATTAACAGATTGTTTAAATGTATTAAAAACTAAATATAAAGATGCAATGTTAGAAGAACAAATATCAGGCGATTGTTATAGAATATTTGTTTTTAATAATAATATAATAGATGTTATTAAAAGAGAAAAACCATATGTAATAGGTGATAATATAAATACTATTAAAGAATTAATTGACTTAAGAAATATTGAGCAAAAAAAAATGGATTTAATGGAAGTTAAAAATATATCAAATATTGTTATTAAAAAACAAGGTTATGATTTAGATAGTATTCCATCAATTAATGAAAAAATATATATATCAAATGTTATTAATATGCATAATGGAGCACGAATATCTAGAATACCAGTAGAATCAATACCACAAAAAAATATAGATTTATTTTTAAAAGTTAATAAAATAATGAAAATAAAATGTTCAGGATTAGATTTTTTATCAAATGACATTACGATAGAATATGATCAAAATAACGGTAGAATATTAGAGGTAAACGGAACACCTGATACAGAAATACATCAAAAAATAAAAAATTATAATTTTTTTGAAAAAATTGTTAATTCAATATTTCATAGTAATGAAACTTAATATACAGAAAAGAATCGGAATGCAATGAAGATTCATTTATATTTTCCAAAACGTATGTGAAGGAAAATACCATTTTTATAAAAAAAATGATTTAAATTTTAAATAGATATAAATATAATATAATATTATAATAAATACAAATATGAATTTTTGCAAAATGTGCGATAATACTCTTTACCCAGCTGAAGAAAATGATAAACTATGGAATAAATGTATAGATTGTGGTTTTAAAGAAGAAAATTCTGATATAGTAATTGAAAAAAAAAATTACAAAAATAAAAATACAATTACTAGTGATAATAACAAGTTTTTAATTTATGATCCTACAATTCCACGTACAAAACAAAAAGAATGTCCAAACAAACAATGTATATCTATAAAACAACCAGAATTACAAGAAGCTATATTGATACAAGATCCTATTACAATAAAATTGAAATATATATGCGTAAATTGCAATGCTCAATGGAAATATTCATAAAAATACAGAAAAGAACTGGAATGCAATGAAGGTTCATCGCTATACTCCTTCGTAAACTCCGAAAAATACAATGAATTTATCAGATAATTTATCCGTAAAGAACTATTTTCCGGAGTTTACGAAGGAAAATATAAAAAAATGATTTATTTTTTGTTTTTATAATTTTAAATAAAAAAACAAAAAATAAAATAACAAATGTATTTTATATTTTTTTCAATAATAATTTTGATATATAATATATTAACATATACAACTACAAATAATTTAGAAAACTGTATAGCATCATCAATTTTTTTTACAAAACAATGTTCTAAAAAAAATAATTCAAAATTTAACATATATATTAAATTTAATAATTATTTATCTTCACCTATAAGTGTATCAACAATTATTAAACCATATAAATACTATACTAAAAATAATACAATAATAACACCTTATTTTGATTATATAAATTGTTTAGATGAACAATATTTTGATATAAATTGTTTTACTAAAATTGATTTAGTGAGAAATAATAATTACAATTATGTATGGTTAAAATTTGAAAAAAAAGATAAAACGCCTTTTATGAATAAAATAGATTTATATATATATGATATGTATAATATTATTAATCATAAATCAATATATTCACCATTATCATTTAATAATATAAATTTTGTTAATGGAAATTATTCTTTATATTCTTTTAATATAGATATTGATAAAAAAAATAGTTTATATTTTAGAATAAAATTAAATTAAATTAAAAAGAATTTATAAAATTTCTATATTCACATACGTTCCTGGAAAATAGCCATAAACTTACAATGAATTTATCGGAGCATTTATGCGTAGATAAAGAACTATATTCTGGAGTTTACGAAGGAATATACAATGAATTTATCGAAGGATTTATCCGTAGATAAAGAACTATTTTCCGGAGTTTACGAAGGAATATAGTGATGAATCTTCATTTTTATAATAAATCTAGATCTAGATATACACACATATTTCTCGCATTACCATATCATTAAATATATATCTAATAATATGCTGAATATTTTCTGGTTCATTGTATAATAAATCTTTAGAACAACCTTCAACTGTTCTTATATATGGAAGTCTATTAAGAAATCTAGATTTAATTTCAACTAATTCAAATAATTTTATCTTAGCCATATAAAAACTTTCTTCTATAGAATTTTGCTCAGGTTTACCAAATGTTTCATCATATGATGCTAACATTACAATCATTCTAAAATAGTTATTGGTTACATTTAATAAATGTTTTTCATTTAATATATAACGTAATAATATAATCATTGATTCATAGTATTTTGCTTTATATAATTCTACTGGCACCAAATGAAATGTTAGTAAATTAGGTATATAATGTATCTGATTTTCATGTAACATATGATTAATAATATTTAACATATCATTAATTTTTGTTATTGGTTCTCTATTTTTTATCATATGAACAATAGGAAGATAAATGTGATATCCAAGATGATGAATCTGTATACCACGTGAAACTAATAATTCCACCATTGACAAATCATTATTCAATACTTGTAATATTGAATAATAAAGATTAAGTGTTATTTTTACACTATGTTTTTGTAATTCTTCCAGTAACATATCAATAACTTCAAAATTATGCTTTGATATTGCAATTGATAAAACCGAAACAAAACTATAAAATAATATATCATTATTATCATAATCAATATTAAAACTATTCGGTTTGCGTTCCTTCATAACATAACATATGTCATGATTCAATACATTATCAAAAATATATTTGATGTAATGGAATGGAACATCATACAAAACTAAATAGATCAATAATGATTTATTCTCATAAAAATATACACAAGACATAAGTTTTATATTATGTAAAATTAAATTTAAAAAGTTCCATTTTTTATTTTGTATTATATAAATAATAATAAATTTCCAGTTTTCAGTTTCATAACGTTTATCAAAATTAAGAAGATTATTATGAATCATATAACTAGAAACTTCATAATTATCACATATAATTGCTAAAATAAAAGATGGTATGGATATACACTTATATATATCATCAGAATGATTTGAAACAAAAATTGCAGAAAAACAAAATTTCCTTCTAAATTTAGAAAAATCTATTTTATTATTATATAGTTCATCAATTTGCTTTATATGCTTTTTATTACAACGTTTAGTACCTAAAATTAGATTATATGTATCTATATATGTATAAAAATGTTCTTTACAATAGTAATTAACATATTCTTGCATACCAATCCACCAAGATTGAGTATGGATGTTTTCCAAAGATCTATTTACGCAAATTTCCATTTTTTAAAAATATTATAATTATATATATTTACTATAACAAAATAAATAATAATCAATTTTTTTTATACTGTTAAAAACTCTTCTAATTTCCAATCTTCATATGATCCATTTGGTAAATTTCTACGTATAATAAATGGAATTTTTCTTTCTTCCAATTCTTTTTTTAAAATTTCTTGTATACTTTTTAATCCAGATATATTAACACGTGGTTTAGCACCATATGCTAATTGTTGTAATCTAACACCCATAATACGTGCTTTTTCAAACTTAGTTAATATAGGCATTGTTTTTTTAGGTTTTTTTTCAATATTTTCAATAACATTTTTATATGTTAATAATTTAAAATCTTCATTTATACCTTCTTTTTCATCGTCATCTATGTTAAGATCTGTAACATCTTCTTCATCGGATATAAAGTTATCAGTATATTCATTATCATCGTATTCTTCAGACATTTTTATATTATATAATATGATATAATTTTATATTAAAAAATATTATTCAATTTTTTTTTTTATTAATATATTTATTAAATATAAATGAGAAAAATAGAATGTAATTGTGAAAATCCATTAGATAATATATTGATAAATATATGCGAATATACATGTTTATATGCAAATAAATATAAATTTACACCAAATATTTTAACAACGATTTCATTAATATTTTGTGGAATATCTTCTGTTTTATTATTAAATTCATATTATTATTTAGCTGCATTTTTTTATTTAATTTCTTATTATTTTGATTGTATGGATGGTCATTATGCCAGAAAATATAATATGGTAACTAAAAAAGGTGATTATTATGATCATTTTGCTGATATAACTAAAGTTATATTGATATTATATATATTATATTCTATTGATTCTAAGAAATTTTTTAAAATAATTCCATTTATTATACTATTTATGTTTTTATCATTTATTCATTTAGGATGTCAAGAATTATACTATGATAAATTAGAGTCTCATACATTAAATATTTTTAAAAATTTATGTCCAGTTTATGATCAAAATAATAAAACTTCAATTATAAATACATTAAAAATAACTAGATATTTTGGTACAGGAACATTTACAATATGTCTCATGTTAGCAATTATTTTTTATAGTGTGTAATAAACTTGAATTTAATTCGTTTTAGAAAACAGTTATTTATATGTACATAAATTCGCTAAAGCTTCAGTTTACTACATATTTTCCTTTATAAACTTCGAAAAATAGTTCTTTATCTACGCATAAATTCATTATATATTTAATTTACCAATATTATGTGAAATTATATTCTCATATAATTGATCAATCTCATTTAAAATAGAAATATAATCGATCTTTACTTTCATTCCATATGCAGGAGATTCAACTAAAGAATCTTTTAATAAATCATTTTTAGTTAAAACAAAATTTCTATAATAATCGATATTTTTAATAAAATAATCTTCAATTATATCCTTAAAAAATTCAAAATCTTTTGGTATATTTTTAATCATTTCTAAAACTGCGATTTTAATATTAGCATATTGTAATAAATTATTATATTTTTCAAACTCTTTTTTATGTGCATTTTCATATCCAGGTTCATTTTGTAATGGTTCCTCATTTAATACTAATGCTTGAATAGCTACTAAAACATTTGATATCGTATTGGTTGGAACCCATCCAGGACCTTGCCAAGTATTTAACATTGATAAACATACCTTACCACATGTATATAAATTTGGATTAAATCTTACTGAAAAAAAATTATTTGAAATAGCATGTTTTAATACTCCTTGAGTACAATATTTTGTTTTAGGAGGTTCCATTGGATAACTTTCAGGATATTCAAACTTAAAAAAATAAAAACCTTTTTCATATGGTGTATTTTCAGGTCCAATTAACAAAGCATATATAATATTTATATTTTCTTCATTATATTTAAAATGAATACCACTTTGTTTCAATATTTCTACAGATTCATGTAATTCTTTTATTTCATTTATTATTCTTTTTAATTTTCGGGATGACATTATTAATATATTTATATTTAATAATATTGTCTTATATAGATTATATTTAAAATCAATTTTTATATTATTATTATATAAAATGATAAGCACTAATAATAAAAGGAAATTTATAGACGTGTATTATAATTATAGTACAAAAACAAAAACAACAAAAACCGATAAAAAATCTAAGAAAAATAAGAATGATAGTGATTCTGAATCTTCATCTAATAATGAAGATGGTTTATTATTTGGATTAGCATCTAAAAAAACAAATGATGAAAAAATTGAGAGAGAAAATAATAATATTTACTTTTATAGTGAAGTTAACCGTGACTCTATTTATGAACTAACAATATTAATAAAAGAAGCTGAAGAAGAATCAATTATTACATCATATAAATTAAATATTGATAAAATACCGATTTATATTCATATTAGTTCATTTGGTGGTTCAATATTCGCTGCTTTTACAGCAATTGATATAATTCATGCTTGTAAAGTTCCTATTTATACTATTATTGATGGAGCTACTGCATCTGCGGGAACATTAATTAGTATAATGGGTGAAAAGAGATATGTAAGACCAAATGCATATATGTTAATTCATCAATTATCTTCTGGTTGTTGGGGTAAAATGAGTGAAATTGAAGATGAATTCAAAAATCTTCAAGAATTAATGGATAAAATTAAGGAGTTTTATAAAGAGAATACAAAAATTCCAAAAAAAGAACTAACCGAATTATTAAAACATGACTTATGGTTAAATGCTGATAAATGTATTCAATATGGATTAGCAGATGAAATATGGAATAAATAAAAATTGATTTTTTTAATTTAGAATAATAGATAAAAAACTATATTTTTATCTACTATTTATTAGTTATCATGGATAATAATATTGGAAAGATTGATGTTTTCAATACTTTATATTATGAAACACGAAGTATTACTGTTATGAATAAAATTTTAGAATGTAAAAATATTGATCTTTCTGATATATTTGAAAATATTGATATTTTCAATAATACAAAAGTACAACTATTATTATCCAATAATGATAATATATATTTATTAAAGAATAGCTATAATTTTAATGGTGAAACAATATTACATTATATCACATATAGTTATATTAAATATAAATATAGTACCTATTATGACAAATTTAAATATTTGATTGAACATATAAATATAGATAAAATAAATTTATATGGTTATTCAATATTATATGGTGTATGTAAATACCATAATATAGACTATGATATAGTAAAATTTTTATTAGAACATGGTGCGGATCCTAATCTAAATATAGACAATAAAGTTAATCTTAATCCATTTATATCTGTATGTATTAAATTCTATAATATAGTATTATATAATGCAGATAAAATAGAATTATTTCTAAATATAATCAATGTAATGATTCAGCATGGAGCAGATATTTACCAAAAGATTATTGTAAAAAGAGTTATTGGTATTAGTACAGAAATAGATAGTTTTTTACCATACATAACACAAAATGAAGAAATAATAATTATTGACTTATTTAATGAGATTGATCCGAAATATAAAAATATAGTTTTAAAATTTTATCATGATCATATTTTTAATAAAAGATTGGCTCTTTTATCAATGATAGAAGGTTGTGATAAAAACTATAGATTACCATTAATTTTTGAAAACGAAGATTATATAAAAGAATTATGTACTTTTATCTAAAAATAAGCACTAGAAAGAATATTCGAAGTTTATAAAAATAATATTTATACTTAAAATAATATTAATATTATTAAATAAATATGTCAAAAGATTATTATGAAATTTTAGGAATTGAAAAAAACGCAAATGAGGAAGATATTAGAAAAAGTTATCGAAAATTAGCAGTTAAATGGCATCCTGATAAAAATCCCAATAACAAAGATGAATCAGAAAAAAAATTTAAAGAAATATCAGAAGCATATTCTGTTTTATCTGATTCAGAAAAAAGAAATATATATGATAAATATGGTGAAAAAGGTGTTCAACAACATGAAGGTGGAGGAAATGGACATTCAGCAGAAGATATTTTTAGTATGTTTTTTGGTAGAGGAGAAGAAATGTATGAAGAACAAAACAAGAAAACTGATCCAAAAATAGTTGAAATACCAACAAATTTAAAGGAACTATATACAGGTAGTAAAAAGAAAATAACATTAAAATTAAAAGCATTATGCAGTGATTGTAATGGCGAAGGAGGTAAAAATATGAAAAATTGTAATGAATGTAATGGAAGAGGTATAACTATTATTAATAGGATGATTGGTCCAGGGATGATACAAAGAATGCAATCAGTATGTAGTAAATGCAATGGTTCTAAGAAAATAGCAGATAAAAAGTGTAATACATGTAATGGAAATAAAGTAACTATATTAGAACATCCGTTTATTTTAGATATTGAACCTGGAACTGAAAACGGAGAACAAAAAATATTTGATGGAATGGGAGATCAATTACCAGATGAAATTAAAGGAGATGTTATTTTTATTATAAAAGAAACTAATAATACATTATTTAAAAGAGTAGGTAGTAATCTTGTATTTAATCATACTATTAAATTATGTGACTCAATTGTTGGAACACATGTAAATTTAAATCACATAAATGGAGAAAAAATAGTATATAAAGAAGAAAATATGATAAAAGAGAATTCATATACTATTATTAAAAATAAAGGTATGCCTATTTTAAATCAATCTAATAAATTTGGTGATTTATATATTGTTTATTCTATTGAATATCCTGATAAAAAATTGACATATCAAGAAAAAGAAGTATTAAAAAAAATATTACCAGCATCAGATATCAAAATAGATAGTAATGAAGCCGAATTTGAATCAAAATTACATGATAATTTTAATATTGATAAATTAAAAGGAAGTGAAAAGGAAAATAGACATAATAATCGTCAACAACAATTTAGAAGAGGATTTCCAGGAATGTCACAAGGAATGCCACAAGGAATGGGTGGAATGGGAATGCCGCCACATATGCAAGGTATATTTGGACAATTTTTTAATTAATCATATATTTTGTCTAATTCGTGGACAATTTAAACCTTTTGGATCTTTTCTTTCTCTTATTCCATTTGGACAACAACCAAAAGGCGAACCTTGACAACCACTTTTTTTAATTGGTTTGTATTTTGGACAATATAAGTCGCTTGTATTTAATCTTAAATCGCGTCCATTTGCGCAACAACCAAATTTTGTATTAGAACATTTTTGGTTTTTATATATTGGAACATATACAATTTTTTTTTCAATATTTTCTTTATTTATAATATATTTATTAATATATTTATTATTATTTTTATTTAATAATAAATAATAAATAACAATTATTAGTGTTAATAATATTAAAAATAATAATAATATTACTAATGGATCCATTATACAATATGTCAAGAAATTTTTTTACTAAAACTATATAAAAAAAAAATTATTATAATGAATTTACGATATACGACCATAGAATTATTGATAAATAAATAATTATTTTTTCAAAGTTTGAAAAAAATATATTTGAGATAAAAATATAAAATTTATTATATTTTTATCTATATACAAATGAAAATATATATAGAGCAACCGGTTTAACTTATACTTGTTATTTATCACAACCTGGATTAACTGGTTTTGTTGTTACATCTAGTTCAACATCAACTTTATCACAACAAAATGCAAGTATATAAAGAACTATACTTTTACACCTTTTAACAATTCAAACGCCGATTTTTATAATAAAAAAAAAATTTGAAAAATTAGAAAAAGGTACGTAAAACAACTGATGGACTTTATTTTACCTGTTATCGGTTAAAATCTTGATTTGTTGATTTCTGGATTTTGTATTTATCCATTGTCGTGTTAATTTTAGCATATTTAGACATGCATTTACATCTCTGTTCCAAAATGTTTTTATTTTGTTTTCTGAACTACAACATCCAGAACAGACCAATAAACGATGTTTATTTTTACTTTTTAATTCTTTCTTATTTTTTTTTTGATAATTTATAATATCTTTTTTACTCATTTTATAAATTGTAAAATATTAAAAGGTTTATATGATAGAAAAAAATTATACAGTAAAAAGAAATTGCATAAAAGAAAATATAAGACATATATTGAATAAAAATATATTTTTATAAAAATCAGCGTTTTAATTGTTAAAATGTGTAAATTCATATATTAAGATTTTATGATAAATATAATATGTTATTTAAATATTATATTGATAAATTTATTGTACAAACGTTTTCTCGTATCATTATTGGACTACATGATTTATAATATTGGTAAAAAAAAACATTGAGTATTAAAAACAAATATTTTATTGAAATTATTGATATTAAATCAATAAAATTAATACGTAAAATAATACTTCAAAAGATACGTAAAATAATATGGTAAATAATACGAGATTCCAAAAATGGTGTTTTTGGATTTTGTGTTTACTTTTTTTTTTGGCCCATTTTTTTTTAATTTTTATAAAAAAAAAATCGCATTTTTCTTTTTTCAAAAAAAATTTAAGTTCATTTTTGTAATCTCGTATTATTTACCATATTATTTTACGTATCTTTTGAAGTATTATTTTACGTATTAATTTTTTATTAATAAAATATTGATAATACCATATAGATTATATATATTTATTGATCCATTGGTAAATTACGTAATATTTTAATTAACATAACTTATATATTACTTAAAAAAATAAAATATATATTTATATATATAATTATGTCAGCAAATTATAAATGTTATAGATGTTGTAAATTTGAAACACGTGTATATTACGACATAAAAAAACATTGCAACAGAAAATATTCTTGTAAAAAAAATCAAGAACATATGTTTATGTCAGATGATCAATTATTATGTCTAAGTTTAATGCCTTATTATGATAATATTCATAAAATAAATTTATATGATATTGAATATTTAAAAGATTCTAAAATTATTGACAAAAATAAAGATGAATTATTTGAACAATTAACATATGTTGAAAAAAATAATATAAAAATATGTAATTATTGTAATGAAGAATTTCCACTTTTAATGGATTTAAAAAAACATATTATTATAAATTGTTTTTATAATGAATTACAAAAAAGAAATAAAGTAGATAGCGATAAAAATATAAATTGTTCGAATAGTAGTTTACATAATTCGACAACAAATAGTAATAATATACATAGTAATAATACGAATTGTAATAATAATATAAATTCTAATAACAATACAAATAATAATATATATGTTGATATAAAACAACAATCTCCTCCTGTACCATTTGATAAAGAATGGGATATTTCAAAAATTAGTAAAGGAGATAAAAGAAGTTTATTAATTTCACAATTTATGTATACAGAATTATTAGAAGAAATATTAAAAAATGAAATTAATCTAAATGTAATTATTGATAAAGATAAAGATTCCGGTATGGTTTATAAAAATAATATTGATAAATATATACAAATGAAATTAAAAGACATTGTTTCAAATACAATGGATAAGTTAAATTGTCATCTTAATGATATAAATAAATCTCAAAAAAATGTATTTGATGAAATAAAAACATTTTCACGTCAAATGATAAATAAAAAACATAATGATTACAAAAATAGTGAAAAAATTCAAGAAGGTGTAATGAAATGTATGACTAATATTTATGAAAGTAAAAAAGAAGAAGCAACAAATATTGCTAAAAATATTGTACATGAAGTTAAAGAATATAGAATATAATTATAGTGAGGAAACCTAGATTTTCTATATTTTCTTCCTTTACACTAAAGCCTTAGTGTATTTTCCTTCGTAAACTCCGGAGTATAGCGACGAACCTTCATTTCATTCCGGTTCTTTTCTGTATTTTCCTTCGTAAACTCCGCAGTATAGCGACGAACCTTCATTTCATTCCGGTTCTTTTCTGTATTTTCCTTCGTAAACTCCGGAGTATAGTTCTTTATCTACGCATAAATTCATTGTAAGTTTAAGGTTATTTTATAGAGTTTAGGAAGAAAAATACATAAATATATTTTAAAAATATATTTAGTATAATTTTTTTTGAAAGAGTATATTATTTAAAATAATATTAATTATATATATTATAATGAATACTAATTCTCAAAATCAAGAACAATCTGCTTTTAATCTAAAAGATTTATTAAATGATGAAAATATTCAAAAATATAAGAATATTGACCCTAATTTTATGTTAAATTTAGATAAAAAACCAGACAAAGAAGAATTAAGAAGAAGATTACGTGCAAAAACAAATAGTTTAAGAAATAATCGTATGAATAAAAGTATTAGAGAACAAAATCAAGTTAATGCAATGAAAGAAAATCCATTATTTAAAAATATTGATACTAGTTCAAAAGAGGATATTAAAACTGCAATTGAAACAATGGCATCTAATATGACAAAAGATTCAAAACAAAAAAAAAATATAAAAAAACAGATGGAAAAGATGGTTGAAAAAATAAAAGAACCAACTATAGAGATTATTTAATTTTTATATCAATGTTTTTGGATAATATTCTTTTAGATATTGATAATAAAAATAAGCTAAAGTTCCACCTAATAATTGACCAATAATATAAACAACTAATGCTTCAAGATTAATATCATTATTAATATATAACATCCAACTTACTGCTGGATTGAGATGAGCACCAGATATAAATCCTACCAATAAAATGGAAATTGATAATCCCAGCCCAATCTTTAACCATGTTAATGCTTCTTTTGGACGGGATGTTGCATGCCCTGATGTAATAATTATTGCTAAAAATACAAATGTTCCTACTAATTCTGCGAAAAATTTATCAATCATAATATATTATAACTTTAGATAAAAATATTATCCTTTTATTATAATATTATCTTTAGTATATATTTCTTCATTTATAAAAAAATTATATACATTATCTTTTTGATTACCGGTTAACGTTATAATATTTCCAAATTTTTCATCTTCTAATATAGTTCCATTACAATTATAAGTTTTCTTTAGATATTTTAATATTTTATTTATATCTAAATCGTCTTCTATTCCTGATATAATTGTAATATATTGTCTATTATTTCTTTGTTGAACACTTATAGTAACTTTAGATGTTTGAATATCATCGTCAAATAAATTATCCATTATTATATAATATATAATAATGTTTTTAAGTATATTTTATATTATGATCTTAAAAATAAATATTTTACACCATTATAAAAATAATAGACAATGTTTCGGTGTAAAAATTTTGTTATAATCCGTTGTTAACCGAATATGAAGTTTTAAGATATTTTCCTCAGTAAACTCCGGAGTATAGAGATGAATCTACAGATAAATCCTCCGATAAATTCATTGTACATGTTATCTTTTTAAGTACTTTTTGTAATTTTATAATTAATGTCAAATAGTTTAATAAATTTTAAATATAAAAAGTTATTTATAATATAATGTATAATGGATCAACAAATTTTACAAAACATAAATTCTGAAAAAATTAATAATAAATTTTTATTAAATAGACTTTTACGAGAATCAGTAAACTTTTCAACATATTTTAAATCATTATCATTAACATATAGTGATAATAAATATTTATTATATGTAGAAGATAAACTAAATTATAAATACAATAAATATTGTTTTATATTAAATGAAAATTATCCTTTTGCACATCCAACATTAAAAATAAATGATATTTTATATAAAGATTTTTTAATGAATGGAAGTTTAAAATATCGTAAAGTATTTGAAAAAATGGCAGGATTAAAATGTTTATGTTGTGATAATATATTATGTAATAATATATGGAGTCCTGCAATTACTTTGATTAAAATTGTGGATCAAATAAATCTTTTTAGATCTTATAAAAAAAATATAGTTTATAAAATAATGTCAGATAAAATTAAAGATAAATATTTGATTTCTGATATTGATATAGAATCATGGCTATTTTAATAATTCATCTCTACATATTGGACATGATGCTTTTTTCTTTAACCATTTGTCAATGCATTTTTTATGAAAATAATGCTTACATGATGGTAATTCTCTTTTTAGTTCCATAACTTTATAATTATCCATACAAATAAAACAATTTTCATTCAAAATTGAATCACATTTTTTTATTTTTTCAGATTTTGATAATTTTTCATTTATTTCATTACAGTTTTTAAAACAATTATTATCATATTGTTGATTATTATGATGTACATGAAAATGATGAATAATATTTTCATCCTGATTAATCATAGATTGATCAAAATATATATCAAAATGAACATATTCTTCATCATGATTAGCATCTTGATTAATTGATGTTATTGCATTTATTATATTCGTATTATTGTGTAATTCATTGAGCATATGTTCAATTGTATCAAAAATATTTGTTGTTTCATCATATGGAACTCTAATTATAATTTCATTTCCATCAAATAAATTATTCATTATATAAATATAATATATAATATCTATTTTATATTTGTTTTGATTAAATTGTTTTATTACTATATTTTTTTTTAGATATAGTTTTAATCTGTTTTGGCTCTATTTTTTTACCCCATGAAACATTAATTGTCCATAATGTTTCACCTTTAATATTATTTTTTTTAATAAAAGAATGAAATTTTTTTTCACCATCTTTATTAAAATATTTATCTAATGTTTCAATAAAATTTATTCTGTCTTTATTTATCAAATCAGACAGTCTTATATTTCCTTCAAACATTGTTCTATTACCATTATTATCAATTATAGCATCTGGATTACTTACCCAAGAAAATGAATATATAGTAGAAGTATCATAACCATTTGATGCAGATAATTTCATTTTATCATAACAACCTTGTGTAATATGTTTAATTGCATCATCCATACCAATTTTAATTCTATCTTCAAATTTAATTTTATTTTCTTCTCTTTTTTGTTTTGTTAAATTATCTAACTCCTCAAAAGAGATACCATTAGAAACAGACATTACTTCTTCATGTGAATCCATTTTTATTTAATAATTATTCTTTAATTATACTATATTTATAAAAAAAAAAATTCAATTTTTTTATATTTATAACCATTAATTCTGCTTGTCAGTAACTTTATCTCTTTACATATTAACCTTCATTTCATTATAGAATCAAAGTTCACATTTGTATATTTTGCTATTGTAAGCAAACTCACATAACCATAACGATGGTCATGTGTTTTACTTTCAGAAAAGAACTTTAATTGTTCAGAAGTATAGAAACTTCTAAGTTTATCTAAAACATTTATATTTTTAGATAATACTGCAAAGTGCAATAAGTTTCTACCACATAATGTAGTCTCAGTCTTATACTCTTCCAAAGTCTGATCTTCTACAGGCTGCTTAATCAATATTTTATACGCTGTTGTAATAAAGACAATAGATTTCCTTTTCCTTTCTAGTCTTTCTGTTTCAGGTTCCATATGTTGCGTGTATTCAAATATACTATCCAATGATTCAATATGTGCCAACATAGATTCTAGAGTACGAATAAAGTTTAGTATATATGCATTTATATTTGTAACATGAAGATTATGAACAAAAATATAAGCTAAACTAGAACTTTTTGCAATTTCAGCAATTCTAGATAGTTCCTCTATTTCTTCAGGCGTAGGTATTGTGCTATCTTCATCTGAATTATTTAAGTTTTGTACTGCTTCTTTTGCATCTCTAGTAGTATCCAAAATATTTCTTATACAAAAATATAAGTTTCTTAATTCTGTATCTTGAATAGACATGATAATTTTTTTTATTAGTAAATTCAATATATTACAGAAAAGAATCGGAGCTTTAGCGTAGATTCATCGCTATTTTCTGGAGAGCTATGCTTGGAAGAAAATACATCATATATTATAAAAAAAAAATCATCAATTTTTTTATTCACATACTTTCCGGAAAATAACCATAAACAGGAGCTTTAGCGTAAGTTTACAACATATAGTGATGAACATTCATTGCATTCCGATTCTTTTTTGTAAACTCCGGAAAATAACTTATATAAAATATAAATAATTATTTATATTTTTAATATAAAAAAAACTACATAAATAGTAAATAATGTCAATACACGAAACTATATCAACTAAGATAATATCTTTTTTAGAAAATGTTTATTACAATAATTTAAAAAAACTTTATAATAAAAATTTATCTGAAGTTTTTTTATATTGTTCATTTCCTGTTATAAAACCTGATTATTTTATTTTTTCACAATATTATTTAATATATTTATTTTTACATTATATGACTGAAAAAAGTATAATCAAATATACAATATCACTAAATATGATTTATATTAATACTATTATATATGATAAATTATTAATTAAATACAATTATAAACCAAAAAATAATGTAATATATTTAAAAGAAACTAGTAATTTATTATTTATATATTTATTATTTTTTAAATTAATATTTTTAAAAAAATTATTTTTAATAAGCACATTATCGTTATTCTATTTATTAATGAATATAAATGATATTTATAAAGAAAGACTAAAAAGCATAGAGAATAAAGAAGATTTTAAACATCCATTAAAAATTTTAATATTTTCACCAAATAAAAAATTCATAGAAAAAATTATAAATAAAACTAGATTTTTTACATTTTCAAACTTTATTTTATTAACAAATGTTATGATTTATATATTTATGTATTAAATAATAATAGGATCCGTATTTTCATCTTCTGATAAACTTATTACATTTTTATGCAATCCACAATACCCACCATATATTTTAGATCCCTTTGATTTACAATAACCATTTTTAGTTTTTAATTTTACACCACATTCATTATGTAATTTATTTGGATTTATATTTTGAGATAAATCTTCATTGTGTTCAATATCAGTTAATTGTTTAGGTTTATGTTTTCCACAAAAACCTCCATATAATTTATTACTTTTTAATTGACAATATCCATTTTTAGAACATAATTTATAACCACATACATCATATTCTGTTTTTTTTAAATTAGATATATAATGTAAACCTTTAATAAATGGAATATTTTCAATTAATGGTAATAAACCTCCATTTTTTCTACAAATAGGACACATATTTAATATTGTATAATTTCCACAATATTTTTTTTTTTTTAATTCTTTATACCAATCATATATGCAATCATAACAAAATATATGTTTAGATAGATTACATCCTAAACCAATAACTTTATTTGTTTCAATTTCATCAGAACATATATTACATGTATATTTTAAATTATCTTTAATAAATTTAGCATTTGGTGACATATTATTATATAATATAATTAAAATAATTTTTAAATTCAATTTTTTTTATAAATTTTTTCTTGGAAAAGTATATAATGAAAAAAAAAGTTAAAAATCAAAATGGAGGAGATATAATATCTGCAAGTATAGATGCAATTAATTCAATGAAAGATCTTGGACATTCAATTTTTAATGAAATATATAGTATAACACATATACAAGACCAAATAAATAATATTTCTAAAGTAACAGCAATACCAAGCGTAAATGGACCTCCTCCATTTAATGCACCTGGTTTATAAACTTAATTTAGATACATTCTTTGTATTTTGTTTATTTGATATTTTTGAAATACTTATATTTGATAAATTTATACTAGGTGGTTTTAATATAGCTGCTTTATTAATAGCATTTGATAATGTACTATTTGTATTAGTTTTAACTGTATCTTTAATATCAGAATTTATTAAGCTAAATATTGCAATACCATAATAATAATGACAATAATTATACATATTATCAATTATATTTTTTGTTTTATTACTAATTAAATTTAAAGTTTTATTATTTATAATTGGATTTTTTTGTATTTCTTCTAAAATAATAATTAAATTACTTAAACTTTCAAAGTAATTTTGTTTTAAATTTTCTAATAATTTAAAGAAACGAATATTATTTTCAATTTTTTTATTATATTTTAAATCTTCTTGAGTTGCTGTTTTAGCTTTAGTTTCTAAAATTTTTTTTTGATTATCATTTAACTTTAAAAAGAATCCTTGATTTTTTTTACATTCTTCATCATTTAAATTACTTGCTTTTTCAAATATTTTACGATATGCTTCGCTCATATTATTATAATCAAGACTATTAAAATCATACGGAAGACATACTTCACAATTATTTAAATTTTGAAATTTTTTATAGCATATACCTCCTTCATATTCACCTTTGTCATTTTTATAAGGAATAGTTGTTAATATTGCTGCAATAATATTATTTCTAACAATAAAATTTTCAGAAATAGCTTGACATAATTGTTTTTTTGTAAGTTCACACTTATCTTTTTTATTCTTACATAATACTTCAGGTTTTTCATAATTTCTAGGTACTGTATAAAATTTTATAAATTCATTTACTTTCGAATCATTTGCTTTTTCAATTATAGATGAATTTACAGTGTTATTAATATGTTCAATCGACATTCTATTTTGTTGTTTTTTTTGATATTGTTGTCCTTGTTGTCCTTGTTGTCCTTGTTGCCATTGTCTTCCTTGTTGTTGTTGTTGTTGTTGTAATTGTTGTTGATATTTTTGTTTATTTTTTTGTGATTGCGCTTGTTGCTGATTGTATATTTGTTGTTGTTTTTTTATTTTTTCCTTAAGATCATTAGCACTTATTTCTCCTTTTTTTTCTTTAAATTCTTTTTCACTATTATTATTACCATTATATCCGTTATTTTCTGATTGATTTGCATTTGCACGTGCATTTGCACGTGAATTTTCATTTGCATTTTCACGTGCATTTGCATTTGGTTGTGTATTTCCACGTGCATTTACATTTTCATTTTCATTTGCACGTGCATTTGCATTTGCACGTGCATTTGCATTTGCACGTGCATTTGCATTTGTATTTTCATTTTCATATTCATTATTTCCTAATTCAACTCTTCTATTTAGATGTCCATTTTCGTAACCACCTTTTTGTTCTATATTAGTATCATTACCATTATTAGCATTATTAGCATTATGATATGTTTTATTAATACTTTCAATAGATTCAAATAATTGATTCACGTGTTTTATATCAATATATCTAGTTTTAGATATAACAGAAGATGATATAGTTTTAATATTAGAATTATTACTTATATTACCAAGATTAATAGAAACATCATTTTTCCAAAAATTTTCTTTTAAATTATCATTAAAGAACCCTAATGAATCAATAAATTTTTCATCATTATTTGGTAAATATTGTGTTGTCATTAATATTTCTTTATCAATATTTTTTTTATTTATATCATTATAAATACTTTTCAATAATTTAATATTAAAATGTGATAATTTTCTCTCAAAAATTAGTGCTATTTTTGAACAAAAATCAGAATTTAAAAAATTACTATTATATTCCGATAATAATTCTTTTGAAATATTAATTAGTTTATCAAAAATTTCATTTTCATCAAATACACCAGATTTTTGCAATATGTTTAGCTTTTCTTTAACAGAATTTTGTGAATTAGGATTTTGAACAGATTGATTAGTATTTCCCATTTACTAATATATTTTGAGAAAATATTTTCATTAATAATTATTATTTAATTGATTATAAAATCTATTTAAAGAAAAATAAAATAAACATTTTGGTGAAAATAAATTTTCTTTTTTTGTTTTTAAAAATAATATAGAATCATGTATATTTAATTTAGCATATCTAATTAAATACGCGACAATTATTGTATCTATATCTTGTTTATATTCATATCCTAGTAAAAGAATCTTCTCATTATTTATTATTTTATTATGAATATAATCAGTTATATCAAATAAATGTTGATATATTATATTATTTTGTTCTTCATATGTATTATCTTCTGTATAATCTATTGGTATTTTTATTTCTTCTGTATTAAATTTTTGAATAAACTCTTCTTTTTTAGATAAATGAATAATATTTTTTATTTTTTTTTCTTTAATAAAATATAAATTTTCTTTATAGTATCCAATCCAAAAATGAGGTAAAATCTCCATATATAATATTCATTCAAGAAAAAAATTTTAACAAATTATAGTCTAGTTATATTATAATATATTAAATAAACAGCTACTAAAATTAAAAATATAATTAAAATTAAATTAAATATAGATATCTTATTTTTATTAAAAAATCCAGTACCACTTTTTAAATTAGCATCAAGATTTTTCGGTAAATGAAAATTCGGTAAATTAAAATCTTCACTATCAATATTTGGTGAATTTGGCGAATTTGGCAAATTTGGTAAATCTGGTAAATCTATATCATTTATTAAAGGTTCTGGCATTTCTTTTATCAAGCATTCTTGAATACTATTACATTCTTTTTCTGGTTGTTTTTCCAAAAAGTATTCCATACCATAATAAGAAATACCACTTACGATTATACCTAATAGTATGCCATAACTAAACATATAAACATATTTGATTTTAATTTCACTTGGTTCATATGAATATAATAATATTAATATAAATGCTAAAAATGGTAATGTTATATTTAATACATCACCACTTGATCTTAATACTCCATTTTTAGCAAATGAACAATTATCACCATTATTATTAAAATATGAAACAATACTATAATTATTACTTCGTTTTCTAGTAATATATAAACCATATATAAGCAATGCAAAAACAACACAATATATTATATATTTAATTTTATGTGATGTTGTTTGACCACTATAATTAAAATTTAATACAATAATATGTATTGCAAAAGATATTATTACTGCTAAATATATATATTTTATTGCTGTGCTATTAATAGTTTTATTAAAATAATTAACATAATTAGTATAAAAAGCAGGATATCCTAAACCAATAATATAACCAAAAATAAATGCAATATTTAAATTTCCATATTGATTTATAATACTTTTACCTGACACATTTGTAAAAATATATATTATAATACCTAATACTAACATTGTTATAAAATCAGACATTTCATTATTCCATATACCAGGCATATAAGCATTTAATGTTATATTTTCTGTTGTAGAATTATTTTCATCATTTGAAGTGACTTGAATATTTCTATTATAATATTTATTAGGATAAAAATTAAAAAAAGCTCCATAAACTATTTTTATTCCAAAATATCCTAAAATTAATATTGCATAAAATGTTTGTATTTGTTTATTCTGTATTATATTAGATTGTTCTGATATATCACCACCATATAAAATATTTTTTTTTAATTTCATTTATCTAATATTATATAATATTTTTTAATAAAAATAAAAAATGATTATTTTTTAATAATAAATTTATTTAAAGTAAACTTACTTAAAAAGATATATGAATACCGATATTTGGGACTTATATAACGAAATAAATGATAGTTTTAAAGAAGAAAATAGTGAATTAAATACTTATATAGATGAATCTATAATAAAATTATCTTCAATTGTTTTGACTGAAAATGAACATGAAAAAGATAATGAAATGATTTATCAAAAGAAAAATAAAGATTATTGTATTAATTGTAAAAAAAAAGATTTTTTGATAGTTGATGGAGAAATGGTAGTATGTACATCATGTGGTGCTGAAAACGATACTATAATTGATTATCATGCAGAATGGAGGTATTATGGAACAGAAGATAATAAAAGATCATCAGATCCAAATAGATGTGGTATGCCAAATAATCATATAATACCAGATATGTCATTAAGTACTGTTATTTCAGGTAAAGGTTTTGAAGTTTTTAGAAAGTTACATAGTTGGAATGGGCTATCCTATAAACAACGTAGTTTAATTGGTATTTTAAATAAAATTGCATTAAAAGCAAATGTAGATAATGTACCACAATCTATTATTGATGCTACTATGAATATGTATAAAATAATAAGTGAAGATTATATTAAAAGAGGAGCATCTCGAGAAAGTTTAATTGCAGCGTGTTTTTTTAATGCTTTGCGTGATCAAGGTTTAATTAGAAGTCCTGAAGAGGTTGCCAAATTATTTGATATTAAATCTAAAAAATTATCTAAAGGATGTAATGAGTTTACAGAATTAATGTTTAATAAAAATAAAGAATATGTAAAAAACATGAAACCAATTGAAGCAAAAGATTTGGTAGAAAGATTTGGTTGTTTATTAGGAGTTTCGGAAGAACATATAAATATTGGTATAAAAGCAGCAATTTTAATTGATAAATTAGGAATATGTCAAGAAAACAATCCTAAATCAATTGCAGTTGGTATATTATATTTAGTATCATATAACTATAATCTAGGATTATCAAAAAAAGAAATTGCTGAACATTGTAAAACATCTGAAGTTACTGTTAGTAATACATATGGAAAAATGTTGAAGTTTAAAAAATATTTGATACCAAAATAGGAAACCCATTTTTCTTAATTAAATTTATTGTTTTAGTGTATTTTCCGAAGTTTAAGAAGAAAAATAACCATAAACTTACGCTAAAGCTTCAGTTTACTACATATTTTCCTTCGTAAATTCCGAAAATAATTCTTTATCTACACTACATTCTAAAGTTTATAAAGGAAAATACAAAATATTTATCTTTTCGTTTGATATATTTAATGTTGATTTTTCTAAGAAATTACTTTTTGAATTAAATTTAAATAAGTTATGTAAAATTTTAATCATTTTTTCACACGCAGTATTATTTAACCCAGAAAAAATTATCTTACTAAAATTTTGTCTACCATACTTATTTAATTCGTCTAATATATATATAAAAGTTTTATTAGATAATGTCTTATTATCATAATTAGTAAGATTTGTTTTTTTATTATTAATGTTTTTTGTATCAGATACATTGTTTTTAATATTTTTTGTATTGGGTACATTTTTTTTAAAATCTAAATTATTATAATTATTAATAAATTTTGCATTGATTATATTGTTGAATACAGGATTTGATGCATGTAATACGTATAATATTGAATTATTTTTTCGATAAGATTTCATAATAACTAAACTTAACATCATATTTCTAATTGATTTCATTAATTCTTCTTTTTGTATTTTTTTATAATTATATGATAATCCAATAATTCTTTTTTTGACTATTTGATAATATTCTGATAACTTTATACAAATATTTGATTTTAATTTTTTAATAGAAGCTTTCAATAAAGCTTCATCATTAAATTTACTACATATAAAAATATTTGTGTTATCTATGAATTCATTAAATAAATTTAATTTTGTTACTAAATAACTTAAACTTGTATAACTTTCAAAGTATGTTTCATTAATTTCATTAGTATTTATAAAAATAAATTTTTTTTCTTCATTATTAATATTTACAGATAATTTACAAAATATAACACCTTTATTTATTGAAATTGTATCGCGTAATATTTCAATATTTAATATTTCTACATCATAATCATTATCTAGACAATATATTCTTAATCTTACGTTATGAATATTACCTAAGCGACTCGCATCCTCATGAACTATTTCTCTATATCCATATTTTACTAATATTTGTTTTATTTGATGTTGAAAATGTTTTGAAGGTTTAGATTTAAGTTTAACCAGATTTATTGAAACAGATTTAGATTGTTGTGAACATACAACTACTATTTTTGGTTTTTTTTCAATTAACTCATTAGTACTTATTAAATTGTTATTTTCGAAATTTTGACTATTTTCATTTATATTTATTATCATTAATTCACCATTTAATTCACCATTTAATGATATCATTATATGCTATATTAAGAAAAAAAATTCTTAAAATATAGAAAAAAATATAATAAATTAAATTATTTTAGTAAAATTTATTTATTTACTATATTATGAGAAAATTACCAGATCAATATGAAAATCCATTTGATGCAATTTTATATAAAATTGCAGATCACTTATGTCCATATGCAAAGAGTTTAGGATTAACACCAAATTGGATAACAACATTATCTAATATATTTTGTATAATAACAATATTTTTATTATTAAAATCATATTATATTTTTGCAATATTCACATTTTTAATATCACATTTTTTTGATTGTATGGATGGACATATGGCTAGAAAATATAAAATGTTTACAAAATATGGCGATTTATATGACCATATAAGCGATTGTATTAAATTTGTATTAATTTTTGCAACTTTAATATATATTGATTATAAGAAATTTATAATAGTGTTACCTATAATAATATTAGCATTTATAGGTTGTAATATTCATGCTGGTTGTCACGAATTATATTATGACAAAAATGAATCTCCATCACTTGAAATATGTAAAAAATTATGTCCAGTTAAAAATAAAAGTGATAAACAATCATTATTAAATACAATAAAATATACAAGATTTTTTGGATCAGGAACAGCTATGATTATTATATGTTTAATATTTTTATATTATAAATTTAATATAGTAAAAAAATAGTAAATCTTTATACTAAATTTATCATTTTATTTCCAAAAAAAATAATCATTACAAAAATAATAAATTTTGATAATAAACTATTTGTAGATTCTAATCTTTCAAGCTTAATAATTTTATTTCTATTAATTTCATTTTTCTGTTCCAATAAGCTAATATGGTTTAACATTTTTACAATAAATATTGTATTAATTCTCGAGTCTTTAATATAATCAAACGGTGTATTACCTTCATTATTTTTAGTAAATAAAAACTTTTCTAATTTATCAAAATGTTTTTTAATTACTTCATAATCATTGTTGATTACTAAAGAATGTAAAAGAGTATTTCCATTACCATCTTTTTTATTCAAATAATCTTTAAGATTTGGATTATCAAGAATAAAATAAACAACTTGAATATCTTTTGGCATATCATCTTTTTCAAATACTTCTATATTATCTTTTTTTGTTTCTGTTTCTGTATATGTTTCTGGTTCTTTAATTTTTATAGAATTATCAGAACAATACGATAAGTAAATAATATCATTACTTATCGTATAATTGATACATTCAAAAATATTTGGAATACATCTTAATACCATCATAAAAGAGAATTTAAAATGTTCTTTTTCATGTGGATCTTTTATATCAAATAAAGCTAAAACACGATCATGAATTTGGTATTGTGAAAAACGAACACCTTCATTTCCAGTAAGTACTCTAAAGCACGCGTTTTCAATTTGTTCAATTGTAGGGTTAACTTTCGACATTTTTAAAAGTTTATTATTTTTATTATGATTTCTATTTAATATTATTAATAAAAAATAAAAATCAATTTTTTATACTATATTGAGAAAACAACAAATCTACAATGAATTTAGTGTATCATTTATGTGTAGATAATGAAAATATAAAATAAAAATTGATTTTTATTATTAATAGACTATATTTAAAATAATAATTTATATAACATACACATTTAAAAATGAGTCTTCTAAGAACAACTACAGCAACTATACCAACACGTGTTAATACTTTTAATAGTATAAATAGTGGTACTATTCTTAATTATATTATGAATAATGAATATACCTCTTTTGTAAATATAATTAATACAAATAATGTTAATTATGTTATTAATACGGAAGAAGGATATACTGCATTACATTATGCTATTCAATTCCGTAGATACAAAATGATTCAACATTTATTAAAATTAGGAGCAGATACTTTAATTAAAACAAAAGATGGTGAAGATTCATATGATTTATCATTAAAATTTCAATGTAAAGAAGCGATTGCTTTTAAATTAAAAGAAAAAGATGACATTATTAAAGATAATGATAAAAAAATTTCTGAACTTGAAAAAAAAAATAAAGTATGTGAAGATAATATTAAATATATCACATCAGCAATTGATGAAGCAAATATAAAACAATCTATTCTTAAAAAAGAAAATGGAGAATTATCTTCTACAATTGAACGTCTTGATACTACTATTTTTAATTTAAGAACTGAAAAAGAAGCTATTGAATGTGAACGTGATAAGTTAAAGAGAAACTACACTGATTTAGAAAAATCATATGATGGTTTAGCTAAAAGAATGAGAAAATAAATACTTATTTACGCTTAAAAAAGAAATAATATATTAAAAATATTATTCCAGCCATAAAAAGTAGAATAATTATTACATTAAAAACTTTAACAAAGTTACAATATAATGAACTATCTTCTGCTTTACAATTTATAAATGTTCCAAAATGACCAAATATTCCTGAACCTAATATTCCACCATTAGATTGTTGTTGTACTCCTGTATTAACTGAACTAGTACTCGAATTAGATCCAGATCTAGATCTAGGCATATTATATTTAATATAAATAAAAATATTTAACTAATTTTACTTAAATTTAATTTATAATTTTTTCAACAATTGGATTTCTAGAAATACACCCATCACTCATTATTTCTAAAAATTTTACTTTAACTAACTTTCCAATAAATAAATCTGGATTAGAAACATATTTTTTATAAATATTTATTCTTTCTTTAATTGTTCCTATTGGTATTGCCCAAAAATTTTTATTTTTATTATTTAGACATTGTAAATTCCATATTATTGCACCTTTTTGTGTTCCAGATCCTTCTTTTGCACCAATTATTTTGAATTCTTTTATTTTAAATTCCTTTGTTCTCAATACATCATATGATTTTGAATTTAATTTGTAAAGTCCACCTTTATTTCTTACAATTACACCTTCATATCCATCATACCAATATTTCTCATTCAATTCATTAATTTCATCTAATGTTTTAACCTCTTCACATGTTACTAATTTTAAATATTTAAATTTATACGAATTAAAAATAGATTTAAGTTTATTGTATCGTTCTTCAAAAGTTATATTCATATTTTTTAAATTGAACATGTCAAAAATATAATATGATATATGTTTCATATTTTCTTCATTTTCTTTAGAAGCATACTTTTTCATCACTAAACTACTGATTTGATGTAAATTTAAATGTTTTTCATATAATTCTCCATCTAAATAAATATTAGAATCACATAATAACTCTTTTATTTTAATAATTTCATTTTTAATATGATTTAAAAAAATAAATGGCTTCATTCCTTTAGAATACATAATAACATTTTTATCAAAAATATGTGTTAAACATCGGAAACCATCTAATTTTTTTTGAACATAAACAGGATATTTTATTTTATGGCTATGATCATTTAATTTATGTGCACCCATTGGTTTTATAAAATTAGATTTAACAGAAATATTATTTTTGTTTTCACTAAATCCAGACTCCTTCTTTTTACGCCATAATGCTTTTACTTCTGTTATTGCTTTATTTAAATCAGTTTTATGTTTTGGCAAAGGATTTGTTATAGTTCCATCAATAATACCATATTTACGAACTATATAATAGTCATTTTTTATATTTTTTTTATTTTGTTCAATCCATATGTGCCAAAATCTTTTTTTATTAGTAGTTATGTATAATATTGGCAATTCAAATATTATAGTCATAATATATATTTACTTTATATAAATTCTAAATAAAACCATAAATAATAATATATAAATTATTCAATAATGTTACTAACATAAGAATAGCTTGTATATATAATAAATATTTTAAGTTATTTTTACTACATTTACATTGTTCATTTATTTTATATAATTTATATACATTATAAATAAAATAACCATATACAATCAATAAAATTATAAACATTATATATTTCGATAAATTATCTGATTTATTTCCACCTGATAAATATTTATTTATTTTTCGTAAAATAAAAATAACAAAAATTACCATAAGAATAAATATAACAAGTAATATAATTTCAATAATATATATATATGAAATATTTACTTTTTCTAATTCATTTATTTGTTCAAAACATGAACAATTCTGAATATTATTTATATAATATATTATAAAACTTGTGTATAAGACACAAATAATATATAAAAATAAAATTATATATAATAATGTTGTTACACTAATATTATTTTTCAAAATTATATTAGACAGTAATTTATTATTATTTTTTTTTAATCTTTCTCTAAATATATTATTTAGTTTTTTTTTAAGTTTATTACTCATATATATTTATAATATAATAAAATTTAAATTTTCTTTTTCATAATTTTGCAATAAATTATTTATACAATTTAATCTTTTTTCAAGTGGTGTTTTACCATAAGTTTTTCTAGAATAAATATGTATTTTTTTTTCAATTGATAATGATGTATTTTTATCAAGTCCTAAAATAAAACCATAATATTCCCATATTCCATTACCTTTTTTAGAACTAGTATATTTAGCACCACCTTTTAATTCACCATTGTGTTGTCTAATTCTTCTTTCAGGATTATTTGTAATTCCAATATATGTACAATTATTTGATTTATTAATAATTAAATATACTATGTAATTAAATTGTTCTTCCATTATTATTTTATATTTAAGTTTATATTTTTATATCGTATTTTCCTTCGTAAACTCCGGAAAATAGTTCTTTATCTATGCATTGTAAAATATTAAAATTAGGTATTATCTATATACCTATTCTCAATTTATTTAATATTTATCAAACAATCTTTACCAGTTATTAAAAATATTTTACTAAAAAGTTTTAATTTATTATAAAAATTATTTTCACTATAGTAGTTTATATTCCAATTATAATAAAAAAATAAAATATTAATTTTATTCATTCTTAAATAATAATATAAAGTTACTTCAGGTATTTTACAATCAATTTTAAAATTTTTTTTATCTAAATGTAAATATATATCAGTTATTTTATTCATATTTTCTCTATTTGCTAAAAATAGTTGATCAGTTACACCACTTCCGTAATTATTATTTTGTTCAAATTTATCTTTTAATACTGGAAAATAAACATAATTTTCATTAAAACTAGATAAATATAATTTTTTATTTAACATAACATCTGATCGTGTTCGTATAATAATATCATATTTAAAATTATTTTTGTTTTCATATTCTATACTATATTTATTACATTCATATATTCTATAAAACATTAAATTAGAATTTTTATCTAATAAATTATCAATATTTATATTTTCATTAAAAATTACACATTTTTTTGGTTTTATAACATTATTAATAAAATCATTTGTCTCATTTATATTCATAAAAATATCAACATTATAATGATCTAATAAATTTTTTTTCCAATTTATATATATTTTTTCCATATTTTTATCAATTCTACCTGATACACATAATGCAACTTTTAAATTATGATTTTCATTAAATTGCAGATTTTTAATTAGTTTTATATCATATGATTTATTTCTTCGATTAATTAATAAATTAATAGATATAAAATATATTAATAATACAATTGATAATATTATAATTTTTATATAATTATTTAATTCTAATTTATTAAGACTGATTATTATATATATATAATACAACATAAAAACAGTTATACTTATATATTCTTTACTTAAATTTGTAAAAAAAATAACTAATATATTAATAAATATTAAAAATAATGCAACAAATAATAGTTTATGATTAATTTTGTATTTTGTTATATAAATTATTATTATTAAAATAATAAATAAAAAAATATAAATTAAATCATATAGAGGATTTAAAATAAAATAAACATTGAATATTATAAAAATAAATACATAAAATGTTAATAATAAATATAATATATTATAAAATATATTCATATATTATATAAATATATAAATATATAAATAAAAATATTAATAATAATAATTTGGTGAAATATTTTCAATTTTATTATAAATATTATTTAAATAATTTATCATAGAATTATTATATACAATATTTTTATTAATAATATTAATATTTGAGTTTAATTGTTCGAATGTTGATGTTCCTATTATTATTTTATCATTTTTTTTCAATTTAGAATATTTTAATAACCATTGAATAGATTTTTCAGTAGGATTAGTTAATTTAAAAAAATCTTCTAAATTATTAATAATTTCATCTTTCCAAAATATATTTTGATAAATTTTATTATTTTTAAAACGTGAATCTTCAGATAAATTATTTGACAAATAATTATTATATTTTCCTGTTAATAATCCACCTGCAAGTGGATTATATCCCCAAAATTGAATATTATATTCTTCCAATAAAGGAAATATTTCTTCAACTTTTCTTGATATTAAATTATACATACCTTGATAATATTTAGGAGTAGATAACATATTTTTATCACATATATCTAAAATTTCTTTCATTTGTTTTAATGAAAAATTAGAGATTCCTAAATAATTAAATTTTTCACGTCTCCATAATTCTTCACATTTATCCAAAGTTTCTAATATTGGAGTTTGATAATCAGGACAATGTAAATAAAATATATCAACATTATTTCTTTGTAAATTAGCCAACGAAGTATTTAATTGTCTTTCTAAATTATCTTTAGATAATTGTCCTAAAATTCCATTTGTAAAATCATTATCAAACCAAGGATTTGCTTTAGTTGCTATTTTATAGTTCTTATTTATATCTTTTAATATATGTCCTAAAATATATTCTGTTTTAGTATTTCCATAATAATATGCAGTATCTAATATTGGATTTTCAACAGATTGAAAATAATATTCAATAATTTTTTTATAAGTATCTATATTTTTATCTGGATTTGAAGAATATGGATACTCAATATTCATTGTTCCTAAAATAATATTATTCATTTATAAAATAATATTATTTAAAAAAATAAAATATATAACGAATATTTACTAAATTGGTGCATTTTCACTATTATTAAAAAACCACCATGTATCATATAAATGAAAAACTGCTAATAATAATAATATAATTTTACAAAATAATGGAATATTTTTAATAAAAAATGCTAAATATACTAAAAAAATTGTTGCAAACAAATGATAACTTGACTTAATTATTTGGTTTTGATTCATATATATATATAAAGGAAAATATATTTTTAATTATATATTATCATATTTTTTAACTTTTCATATGTAAAATAAATAATATTTTTTTTTTCTTGACATATATCACAAAATGTCATTGATAACAATATTCTTTTTTCACCATCATTAATAGCTGTAGATTTATGTAATATTTCAGAACCTTTAAAAATAAGTAATGTATTTGGTTTCATTTTTATTTTATATTCAATACCTTTATATACATAATAAAATTCATTTTCTGATAAATCATTTTTTTCTTTATTTTCATTAACAATATTTAATAAAACAACATATCTATCACCATAATATACAGAATAATCTTTATGCCAATCTATGTAATCACCTTTTTTAGAATATATCAAAAGACTACATGCATTTACATCACTTAGTGGTGTTCTTTGAACAGGTTTACCAATAACTTTAGTCAAAGTATTTAATAAATCATTATTATAAAATAATTCAACAAAACCAGAATATTCATTACTATCATGTAATTTAAAAAAATCATAACCACTTCCTTTTCTTAAAATAACATTTTTTGAATTAAATGTTTTATTATTAAATTGATTTTTTAAAAAATTATGATAATCTGGGTTTAAGAAATCATTAATTATAATAATATTATTTTCTCTTATTACTCTATAGTCTTTATTAATTATATATTTAAATTTATTTTTTAATAATAAACTGTTTGAATTTATACTTTCCAAATGTTTTTGTACATCTATATTTTTTTTATCAAATAAATAAAACAATAATAATAAAAATAATATTATCAAAATTAATATACATATAATAATATTTTTATTTTTTATTATATCATTGTATTGTTTCATATATATATGATATACTAATTTTATTTTATAGATTTATTTTTTTTAAATTTAATTTTATTTTTTGTTAAATATTTATATATAAAATATATAATTACAAAAAATATAATAACAATTATATAGAATAATATTTTAGAAAAAGCATAAAAAAATGGATATCCAGGTTTTACACTTTTATCAAGATTCATTTTTTTTAACAAAAATTTTGAAATATCACCTGACATAAAATATTTATTAGACCAATATTTAGAATTTTCTGTAACAGGAAATAATTGATAACATAATGGTTCATAATAATTATATTTTAAACAATTTAAAACTGTATAAATATCCCAATCTTTAATATTATTTTCAGGTATTAGTAAAGTATTATCTATTAATTTACTTGAATATATACAAGAATGTGTTCCTAGTTTTATTAATAAAATATCCGTATTTTTAGTATAAGGCATACTTAAAAAAGGAATACATCCTAAAGAATAAATATAAGATTCATTTTTTCTATTTATAATAAAATTATTTATATTATCACATATTGCTTGATTTTTTATTTTTTCATCAAAAAAAAAATCGTCTTCTAATATTAATATATTATTATAATTTTTATTTTTAGAATCTTTAAATACTGTTAAAAAAGCATCAGCTAAATCATGTCCTGGTTCATATATATAATCCTGTTTTTTACATTTTTTATATCCTTTATTAAACAATATATATACTATTTTTGTTGGAATGTATTGTTTTAGTTGATTATATATTGAATTAAGTCTTCCATTATTTTCTAAATGTATTATATAAGTAGCATCAACAGATTTATCAAAAAAACCTTTATTAAAAATTATTTTTTTAAATGTATAACAATTATTATTTATTTTATACATATATTCAATATATACTTATTTAAGAAAAAATAATTAAAAAACTTCGAAAAATAGTTCTTTATCTAAAAATAAATTCATCGTATTAAACTTCTTTAAAAAACAACAATATACAATGAATTTATCCGTATAATTAAAAAATATATTTTCTCCACATCATTTATATTTTTTTTTAAATATATTGGAATCATATAGTATTGCAATAATAACAACAATATAAGTTAAATGTAAAGAAAATGACATACTTGTTGGTTGAAATGTCCATATTTCATTATATGTTTTTAATAACTCATCTGTATTATTAACTATTATTAAAATAGAACCTATTATTAAAAATATTAATAATAATAATAAAGCCTGTAATTTATATTTAAAATTCGTAAGTAAAAGTATTCCTATAGCAAGTTCAAAAATTATAATAAATATATCAAAAAAAGGTGGTAATTTTAAAAATTTATATGCTTCTTCTTCTCTTTGTGATTTTAAATACATTCTATGAATAGATGCAAATATAAAAACTATTCCAAAATAATATATTAAAATATCTCTTAAAATCATTTATATTATATGTATATATATTTTTCTTCATAAACTCCTGAAAATAGTTCTTTATCTACGAATAAATTCATTCACTATCATATTGATATGGTATTTTATTTGTTTCATATATTTCTAATACTTCTTTTACAATTTCTTCTCTTTCAATATCAGATTTATCAAATTCCACACTTGATATACTATCAGAACGGCGACCTTTAATTTTATTCAAAAAATCTTCTAAACCATTTATTTCACCATGTCTATCATTTTGATCTAAATCTCCTGTTATAACTAAACGACTATTTTCACCTAATCTAGTTAATAACATTTTCATCTGAGCTATTGTACAATTTTGCATTTCATCAGCAACGATCCAACTATGTTTAAATGTTCTGCCTCTCATCATTCCTAATGGAGCAATTTCAATTATTTTTTCTTCTAATAAATGTTTAACTTCTCCAACAGAAATAAATGTATGTAATATATCAAATATTGGCCTAACATAGGGACCTAATTTATCTTCTAAAGTTCCAGGTAAAAATCCTATATCTTCATCTACTGTAACAACTGGTCTTGTAAAAATTAATTTATCATATGTACCAAGTATAAAATTTTTTATTCCTTGTTCAATACCAAATAAAGTTTTACCAGTACCAGCGGGACCAGAAGCGATTATTATTTTATAATCTTTATTTTGTAAACATTTCAGTAATTTTTTTTGAGAATCATTTCGAGGTTTCGAAAATTTATTTTCAAATATATCTTTTCCCATATTACGGAAATCTAATATATTTTTTTCAGAATATTCTTCAGGATATTCTTCATCTATTTTTTTTTGATATTGATAAAACCCTAAATCATATTTAATTTCTTGTTGAAATTTATTTTTATTTCCTGATTTTTTGTGTTTTTTATTCATAATATAAATAAATATAAAAAAAAAAATATATATATTATATAATGCAAATAATAATTGTAAGTTCATGGAAAGTTTTTGAAGAATATTTAAATAAATATGATAATATTATTGTAAATATAACAGCAAGTTGGTGTAAACCTTGTAAAGAAATAAAACCATTAATCGAAAAATTTATTAGTGTTATTGAAGAAGATAATTTAATATATTTAATAATAGATCATTCTACATATGAAACAGATGATAATTTTGATAGTTTCTTAAAAATGAAAAAAATACCATATTTTATTTTTATAAAAAATAAAAAAATAGAAGATTCATTAGTATCGGGTAATTTTCCAATTGTATCTAAAAAAATATTTGAGTTTGTTAAAATAAATAAAAATAGTGATTTCTCAAAAGATGATGATTTTTAATTCAGATAAATAATTTTTAATATTTGGACGAAATGTTGTATTTTCTTTCACATTCGTTCCAGAAAATAGTTCTTTATCTACGCATAAATGCTCCGATAAATTCATTGTATTTTCTTTCACATTCGTTCCAGAAAATAGTTCTTTATCTACGCATAAATGCTCCGATAAATTCATTGTATTTTCTTTCACATTCGTTCCAGAAAATAGTTCTTTATCTACGCATAAATGCTCCGATAAATTCATTGTATTTT